TGTCTTTGCCGAAGATGGCATCCCATCGGTTGGCCCATTCTTCATCAGCTACAGAACGTGGTCGCTGTGTAGATCCTTTGCCGCCGTCACTCATGGTTATCCCTCAGATCTTCGTAGGCTTTGACAGCACGGTCAATGTCATCAAGCTCAGCATAGAGCTTTGCCAGTTCTGTGTTGCCTGCCATGTAAGCTTCACGCTCAAGTTCTTTGTAGGTTTTCATAGTACATCTCCTTCAGGTTCGTCTTCAATCTCAAACATTCTACCTGTCTCTTTGTTGTAGAGCAAGTTGCATGCTGGACCAGTGACACCACTATAGCGGTTCTTTAAGACACGCACACGGGTGGTGTTGCGCTCAATCATATCTTCAGCCTGACCGTTACGTTCAAGACCAATCACCATGTCGCTAAGCTGTGCAATGGATGCAGACCCACGCAGCTGTGCAAGCGATGTTGCTGCACCTTCTTCGTGACCTTTGTCGCTTGGACGTTTCAAGTGGCTGACAAGTATCAAAGCAATGTTGGTTTCTTGCACCAGCATACGCAGCTTTGTCATCACCTCATCCAATGCTTTGCGTTCGTCACCACTCTCTTGGCTTGAGATGATGATAGATAAGTGGTCAAGGAATACATACTTGCACGACATACCCTTAGCAAGATAGCGCACACGGTTGACAATGTTCTCAATGCTCGTGCTTCCAAAATGGTCGAAGAGGTAGAGGCGGCCAGTACCGAGTGTGTTCTCGAAAGCAATCTTTCTGTCGTCCTCTGACACAGCAGTGTCGGGCAAATGCAACGGTACGTTAGCTGCCATCGACATCATAGACAATGCAGTCTTACGCACAGACTCTTCTAGAAACATTAAACCGATGTTGTCTTCAGTGTTCTTGATCAGGTGCCATGCCAACTCACGCAGCACTTGCGACTTACCCAATCCACTACCAGCAGTGATGGTGACAAGCTCACCCAAGCGGATGCCGTAGGTTAGTTCATTCAGTCCAGCCCAAGGATACTTACAATCGGCAGGTGCCATAGGCTCTGACACCAAGTCCCACAGTGTGCTACCAGAGACAATACCGTCTGGTACAAAGGGTTCGCTGGCCCACCAACGACTAACATACTGTGCTTCCTTGCTTTCGCTAAGCCAATCACAGGCATCCTTCAGATCGGGTAGAGGCTTGAACAACTTGCACTTGTTACCGAACAACTCAGCCACTTCTTTAGCAGCTTTCCTACCCGGTTCATCACCGTCAAAGTTGACAACGATGGTTTCAAAGCTGTTGATGTATTCGTATTGTGCTTTGCAATCTTTCAAGGCTGAGCCAGCACCGTTACGCACAGACACTACAGGCCACTTACTGCCTGTCATCTGGAACGCAGCCAGTGCATCGAACTCACCTTCAGTGATGGTGATGTACTTACCACCAGACGGGTACAGGTTCTGTCCAAACAATGTACCTGTTGTCCACTTACCTACAGTGGAGAACTTCTTATCCGCTACAGGTCTAACCTTAGCTGCAACAAGCTGACTGTCCTTGTCGTAATAGGGGAAGTAGAAGTTGCCGCTCTCACGAACAACGCCATACTTCTCCATCGTGCTCTTGGTGATGCGGCGCTCACTCACTGAGACAGAGTTGCCGTTGTTGAAAGCTTTGACAAAGCTCATGTCTGCAATTGGTTCAATCACTTTTGTTTCCTTGATGATGGTGATGTTTTCGGAAGAGGGTGTGTGTGTGCTACACACGAAGCAGTAGGTGGAGTGGTCGTCGTTGAGCGATGCACCATCACTACTACCGCAGTGTTCACAGCTTATGTGTGTGCGAATGAATGCCATAGTTATTTGATGTTAAGCCACAACCCAACCTGAGCAAACGCATAGCCTGTCCAGATCATACCGTTGCTCAGTTCGCCTTTGGACCATTGAAGAACGCCGACGATGAGGTAGCCAACACCTGTGAGAGCGACAATGACTTGTTCAATGTTCATGTGTCACCCCTTGATGAAAGCCATGCTCCAAACTTTGCAATCTCTGGATAGTTTTGAGTAAAGTTTTTTGCTGCCTGTTCATTAAGGCACTTCACACCATGCTCAAGATCAGACTGCATACACATTGACCACTCACTAATAATAGCTTCACGCTCTGCCTCTACAGCAGCTTTGACACGACCTTTGCACAATGCATTGAAAGCATCGCGCACTTCCTGTGTTGCTTGTTCATAGTTGTTCATTGTCATAGTTCCAGTTCTACAACTTGGTATCCCCACGCCTGACACAATGGTTGCTGGTCAGCACAGGCTTCAGCTTCTTCTTCAGTTTCAAACTGTGCAATCTCTTCGTCATCATTCATGATGGCAAGAATACCTTTACCTAAAGTATTTCGGGTAATCAAAATGTAGTTCATATTAGTCCCACAAGTTCTGAAAGTATTTACCGAACAACTCAAAGCCTCGCTGCTTACGTTTGTTGTAAGCATCCAAACCTTCGTAGTCACACTTGATCTTATCAATCTGCTCAATCAGGTCAGCCTCTTCATCCACTTCACTGTGATCAAAGAACTTGTCATCGCCTGTGCCATCAACATGCTCTGTCATAGCCCATATCATCTCGTCCAACACCCAATCCCAACGCTTGTGTAGGTTGGCATCAGTGTCCCATTCGTTTTCCTTTGGTGGTGCTGACGTGCTACGCAACTCTTCAGGCACATCCTCATCATCAACCATACCTGAGCCATGCTTGGTCAGCTTTAGTTGTTGCAGCAACGGTGCAACGATGAGGGCTATGGTGTGGTCAGCATTGAACGAGTCCCACTTGTCCAAGAATACATCTTCCTGTCGAGGAGAACCGTCATCCGTATAATTACCTATGAACACTTTCATTTTGAATTCCTTTGTCTTTGAGAATTTACCACATGTCAGGCCAGTGGCGGTTGCCTTTTGAAATGTTGTCGCTTGCTGGCAACAACTGTAGGTTTGCTTCGCAGTGTAGACCACAAACAAAATCACTTATCAAAGGAACGATGTGATCTACATGCATAAAAATACCCGCACTGTTAAACAACGCAGATAATCTGTACATGCCTACGATAGCTTCATGATCTACCCATGAAGGAGTTGCTCGTATCTTCAACGCTCGGCGATTGGAATTTGTTGCGTTGACTCTATCGGAATTTGACTGTCTCCATATCTTTTTACGAGAAGCTATTGATTCTTTATTTTTTTGTACGTATTGTTTTTGCCTAAAAGCAACAGCTTCTTTGTTCTGCTGTCTGTATCGTTTACCATCAGAAGACACGGCCTCTTTATGTAACTGCTTCCATTGTTTCTGATAACTAGAAATCGATGCTTTGTTATCTTGTTGGTACTTAGCAATACATTGTTTGCATGCAGAGTTAGTACCGAACTTACCTTTGCTAGATTTATTGAAACAATCAACTGTCTTCTCAACGCCACACTTAGTACACACCTTTGTCAGCATGATAAATCCTATAAACAAAAAAGCCTATTAAGACTACCCGAACGATCTCGCACATCGTCCGTTGCATTGCTGCATTGGTAGCCTTAATAGGCTTTACTGTCGATGCTATCAAGTGCGAGTTGCAGCATCTCTGTCTATAGTTATATCATACCACAGTGTGTCATTTCACACCTGCCTTGCTGTATATGTTTAGTAACCTACTCCTGATAATCGCATCCTCACGTTCACGAGCGCTGCCATAGATGGTGCCATAGTTGACGTTGTCCTTACGCTTACGTTCCACCACCTCTGTTGCCAGCTGTGAGCCAGTCTTAGCAGACTGCTTAGCTTTGAAGGTTGGGTCGGTGGCGAAGATGGATGGTCGAGGGTGCTGTGCCCATAAGAACGGGCTTGATGGATGGCATGTGCAGGTCATTGTTGTTCTCCAAAGAATGCAGACATTGTTACAGGTGCAACACCACGCAGCACAACCAGTGCATCCTGTGCCACCAGTCGATGTTCTTTCTGTGTAGACGGATCAAGTCGTGCTTGCAAGAATGTAATCCAGCTACGCATAGTGCCGTTGACGTATAGCTTAGATGGTGTCAACCCTTCAGGTAGTAGAGCACGGGCTTGTTCTTTGGCGATGCCACGATGCAATGCTTCACCGTACAAATACTCAGCCTCACCAATCATCCTAGCCTGTGCTGCTGCCCACCACACTGTGAGGTCGAAGTCGTCTGTCTCTAAAGAATTCTGACGATTCTTATCGTCTTGCAATCGGCATTCACGAATAGCGAAGTTACCGAGTTGTGTAGCGTCAGCATATCTTTGAGAGAACTCTTGGAAGCTAAAGCTTCTGTGTCGCAATAGTTGTCGGGCAATGTCGCGAGTGGTGGACACTTCAAGACACACACTAGCCATTTCAAACACAGACCAGTGTGCATTCTTTGCACAATATTTAAGCAGCCCTGCTACGTTGGGGTTGTCTTGGTTGCCGGGGTTGCTGACACGGGCGCAATAGCCGATGTGTTTGTCTGCGTCTGGTGTTGCCCAGATAAGTTTTACGCTACTCATATTTCTTTGTCCTTCAAAATTTCTAAACGAGTGAAGCCAACGCACATGTTGTTGCGCTTAGCGTAGTCTTTCAATGCGTTGTCTAAGATGTCCCATAGTGTGAAGTCAGACATAGTTCGATTCGCATGCTTCTCAGCAATCTCAAACGTAAACTGCTGCTTCGTTATTAGAAAGAGTGGTGGTTGATCAACATGTATATAGTCGGTGTCGGTCATTATCTTCTTCCTTAAAACATTGGTTGTAAGTCTCTCATGTCCTGTGCCACTGCAGCAGACTTGAGTGTGTGTCTGATGTACGGTGTCAGACTTGATGGTGTTGCATGCCCTGTCAATGACATGATGTTAGTGGTTGCTACACCAGCCATCACCATCTCAGTCACTGCAGTGCGGCGCAGGTCCATTAGCTGCAACTCATCAGGCAGTTGAGCCTGTTCCATTATAGCCCTGCCAGCCTTAGCTAGTCCTTGCAAACTGTACGGCTGTAGTATGCCAGCAACAGTGCGTGTCGTAGGGAATACATACTTCTGCCAGCCCAACTCATCACGCTGCTGCTTTAGCATTTGTTGCAGGTCTTTGGGCAGTGGGATAGACACCCTTGCTCTACGCTTGCTTTGGGTTAACGACAACGTACCTGTCTCAGCATCATAGCTATCCCATGTCAGCAGACGCATGTCGCCCAAGCGCTGTGCTGCACAATAGGCTGTATAAATCAACAGTGCTAAGCTGCGTGTCTCAAACTTGCTGAACGCCACAGACATGAAAGCTTTGATGTGTTCACGCTCCCATGTCACACGTCTTGGTTTGCTTGTTTGTTTCTTCACAGCAGTGAAGGGGTTGAAGGTGGTGAAGCCATTGCGGATGGCATAGCTAAACAACAAACGATAGACAGCCAGCACATGACTAGCCAAGCTAATGCTGTGTGCAGCATGCAGGTCATAGATGCGCTGCATAGCTGGTGTCGTCAGGTCTTGTAGCCTGCTGGCATACAGCGTAGTGTGTGTTGCTTTGTCACCTGCCCAGCGCCTGAGATAGTAGACATAGTCTTCCTTGCTCTTGACAGACAGTTTGTTGTAGTCGATAGAGTTGATGTAGCTCTTGACCAGATCCAACACTGTGCTCTTGGTGGTGAGGTGTTTCAGGTAGCGATGTTCCTTGCGCCACTCATCAAGCATATCGTTCTGTTCGTTGCAATAGTTGATGGCATCGACAAGGTTGGTGCCCAATGCCTTGCGCTTGACAACACCAGCTTCAACAGCATCAGGTGGTGGTGCATACTTGTAAGAGACTACACCGTTGCGGTCAACGGCTTGCATGTAACGTGCTAGTTTCATGTGTTGCCCCTTGCGCGGATGGCTTTAGCTGCCGCCCACACATTTTGGTGTGCTGCTGATTCTTGCCTAGCATTTGGGTACATCATCATGCGTTCACACTCCTTTGCACACGCCTCACGCTCGTCAGCCCTCTCCTGCTCCAGCCGTGCCTTAAATGCGCTGGCAATGAAGTCAAAGAACACCTTGGCGCTTTCGTCTGCATCACCAGTGAACACCATCTCTGGCCCGTTGAAGTTCAACTCACCCACCTGCTTACCGTCCTGATTATGGAAGGTCATGTTGTGGTTGGGCTTGGTGTCTAAGAAGGCAAACACTGGCTCCGATGGCGGCTTGAATGTGTACGCAGGTAGCTCTTCAGGGCACTTGCAAGTTGATGCTGCGCCAAGCTCCCAACGCTCTCCGCATGTCCAACATTGGCTGTAAAACATTATTGTTCCTCATTCTGTACAGATTGCATACGTTGTTTACAATAAGCAACACAGACACCACAGATGTGCTTGCCTGTACCGCTTGTGAAGAAATGTTTAGCGTCTGTCTCGGGTGTGCCACAGAAGCTGCACTTCGGGATGGGTTCTTTGAATGGTAGTACTTCAGCGGTCATTGCTTTCTTCCTTTCGTTTCTTAGGTAGAGGTGCCCACCCCACCCAGAATGTTTCCTTACCATGATACTCACCATACACAGCAACACCATGCACACTGAGTAGCTGCACCTTCGCAGACCTTGGGCATGTCTCCATCGGTTGCCAGTAGTATTCGGTGTCAACGATGGCTGTGCCATCTTTGCTTTGTCTAATCGTCATGTGTTTCCCATAGCATAAAGCTTTTGTGCAACAGCAAGCAACTCGTCATGCTGCACCAACTTGTCAAGCCACCGCTGAGGGATGGCATCGTAGCCATAGATACGACCAGCAATCATACCTGTCACAGCACCAACTGTATCAGCGTCACCACCTTTGTTGACAGCATGGACAACAGCGTCTTCAAAGGATGATGTTGCACAGACAGACTGCCATGCCGATGCATAGCAACCCATCACTGTGCCGCTCTCTTCCTTGATGCCCTTGTCGAACAGGGCTTGATCACCAACAGTGGCACCATCGAACAACTCAGCAGCCAGTGCAGCACTGTAGGCTACGCAGTTACCAGTACCATGAGTGATGAGGCCACCAGCTACGCTGTCAGCAATAGCCATTGTCCTGTTGTTGTGGTTGAACAGGATGTGCGGGGCCAGTCGCATGATGCCACCGTTACCGTCTGTCATGAACGAACAACAGCCACCGAAGGGACGCTTGTTAGAGCTTGCACTCAGCGCTTCAGCTGTAGTATTTCCAATATCAAAACAATAATTTCTAGTACCGAAAGTTCCACTGTTTCTCCATTGCTTGAAGTTCTGTGCAATAGCACCGGGTGCAAAGCGTTTGTATGAGATGTATGCATCAGCGATGCAGTTGCTCATGGCACCATCGTCGCTGTATTCTCCAACAGATGCATCGTGAACACCACCACCAATCATGTCACGAACAGGTGACCCTGTGTTTGGTTCGGTAAATTCGAGTGCGATACCCATTGCGTCACCAATATACAGACCCATAAACATACC